TCACCACGCTGCACGTTGTCAACTGGTTGTGACGTGTACAGGTTGAAATACCGTTTCGCAGTATCAAGCCCGAGATTCTTGACGGTCGATTCGCTCACCGGCTGCCACGAGCCGCGAATGGTCTGCGCTGCCGAATAGGTATTCACCCATTGGCCGCGATCATTCTGGACGCCCGACGCAAATTGATACCAGTCAACCGACTGCAAAGCGATGACGCCTGCGGCAATGTTTAACAGATTCAGGCCGGGGATCATTTGCTTTCTACCTTGTGCGAAACTGATTGGATCAACAATCCGGTATCGACGAGCGGCTTGCTCGATACGCCCGGCGTTTTCTTCCTCGATTGCCTTGCGGCCAGCGTGGCGGCCTTCAGAGGTGGCGACGTGATATTCGATATGGTGCGGCTCACATCGCCTGCTGCCGCGCCGCCAATGGCGTCATAGGCACTGGCAAGCTTGACCTTTCCGAGAAGTGCGCCATGAATCGCGCCCGCGACCTGCCTGCCCCATTTCGATTTTCTATTCGCCGCCGTAGGCCGCATGAACGAACGTGCCGGGATGTTTCCTTCCGGATAGCCGAACTCATGAATCGCGGCGACATACGCAACCGGCGTGCCGTCCGGGTAGTGTGCTTCCGGGAAGAAGCCGACCTGTATCTGCATGCCGGAAATTTCCTTCAGCACCTTCTCAAGTCGATCAATTCCCTTGCGCTTGACCTTCATCGCACGCGACCGCCGCGAATAGACAGACCGCCGACATTACGAAACGCCGCGCGCTCCGGCAGGCCACCGACATACATTCCGCCTGCACTGCAAGATTTGTTCAGCGCCGCGAATTGCTAGCCGTATGGCGTCAGATTGAGCCAGTGCGACCAGGAATCCGACGCGGCAGGCGCTTGAAACGACACGCTTACCGCGCCAATCGATGCCGACGCTACCAACGCCGCCGCCCGTATCTGCATTGACGCGAAGCTGCAACAGATGCGCAGTGATGAGCATCCATAGTTGCTCCGAGCACTTGCAACCGCGCCCGCTGGTGTAGCACTGCGCCCAGTCTGCAACGGCCAGGACAACATCATCACCAACCGTTGCGAATGCAGGGAACAGGATGCGGAATTGCGCCAGCGGGAACATGGTTACTCGCCTCCCGCAACCTTTGCGGCTTTGCTGTTGCGCTTCTTCGCCGTTTCAGGCGTGTCTTGCGCCGACTTGTCAGCGGCTTCAAGGTGCTTTTCTGCGAACTTCTCCGCATCTTCCTTGTGATGGGCAGCAGAGACGAAGCCATTGCGAGAATGGGCGGCAAACACGATGTTTTCTTGAAGCAGGGCAAATTCATCTTCGGTGATCGCCGTTGCCTTGCCGCGCGGCGTAATCAGGCGCTTGTCGGCAACATTGGCCTTGCCTGCGATGAGCACCGAGCGGCCATCCTTGAGCGCGTAAAGCTGATCGTTGCTCAAGGTGCTGTAAATGTAGATGTTCGACATGTGGTGTCCTTGAAATGAAAAAGGCCGGGATCCACCCGGCCTTCATGTGCGCTTATTGATTAAACGCTGATCGTCATGCGGGCAAATGCCCAAGGGCGCAGGATGAAGATGCCAGCGGTGGCATTGATTGCATCCTCGATGTAGCCCTTGATGCGGTTCTCGCTGCCCAGAACCTGATAGCGAACCGGCACTGCCTGAATCAGGCTGGCGTTGCCGATGTCGGAATCATCCTGATCGCCTGCGTTCTCAACGAACAGATATGCAACGTCAAGGCCACCGTTTGCCGCCACAAAATCCGGCGTGGTGACAATGCGCAGGTTCGGGAAGTTTTCAGTGAGCCATTGGCGGAAGGTGATGCCGGAAGCTGCTGGGCTGTACACGCTGAACATCGAACGATATCCAGTCGGCAGCACCAGAACCAATTGAGCGGAATCCTGAAGCTGACCGCCCATTTGAGTTTCTAGCTGCGCGACAAGGCGGTTGAACTGCGCCACCAATTGATCGAACGTTGCGGTCTTCCACGCTTGCGCGGTGGTCAGGTATGCCGACAGGCTCGGATCGTTCAGCAGGCCGTAGACGTTGGTATCAGGCTGATTGAAGCCATAGAAGCCGACTTGATTGCGGCTGATATCCAGCGATTCGATGGCGGCGCGACGTTTCTCATCGGCAGATTGATAGCCGACTGCCGATTGGCGCGCATCTTCCAGCTTGCCGACCTGAAATCCCTGCTCGAATCGCACGATGCCGCGCGATTCGATCGATTGACGGTAGTCTGCCAACGGGATGTTGGTATAGTCGCCATACAGCTCTGCCTTGGCGACAGGCTCCGCAACGCGAACGCTGATCAGGTCATCTTCCCATCGGCCGACGGTGGTGACACCGGCGATTTCATCGATGTTGCGAATGGTGGTTGCCACGCGCAAGGTGCCGGGGAGCCACGTTTGCAGCATATGCTGGAACATCGCGCCGGATTGTGCCGATGGACCGGTCAGCGCCGAATCCATTGCCTTGATACCGACGCCGATTGCATCGAGGTCTTCGAAGCCGATTTTGCTGTCTGCGCCAATCTTGACCGAACCGCGCTCGACCGCAAGACGGCCATTCATGTGCAGATGCACTTGAGATTGAGTTGCCATTTATTTTTCTCCTTTTATTATTCTGCGGTCGGCAGAACAACGATGCCATTCAGGGTGATCACCGCAAGACGCGGCGTTTCGGCGCTGGGGACGTGGCGGGCAATGTGAGCACCAGGAATCACGGTGCCGCCTTCGCCTGCCGAAATGATGCCGGTTGCTTCGTCGAACGAGACGGGATCGCCGATATTGCCAGCGGTATCGAGCGTCACATACACTTCGCCCATCGTCAGGAATTCAGCAGTCGAACCATTACGCGCATATTCGGTTTCGATTGCGTAGGCTTTCGGATGAATCAGAATGCCAGCGAAGGCACCGTCACCGCCAGCTTGCGCGGTTTCGACTGACTGATCGTTGTAAGTGAAGGCGCGTCCAAACACGTTATTCGCTTCAGTTTCCGAATCCAGAATGATGGAAGCCGCGCGAGTCGGGCCGTCATGGCTGATGTTGCCCGGAATGCCGGACACCAGGGTGTTGCGTGCGATGTTGGGGATCATTATTTTTTGCTCCAAAGTTTGCCGACCACATCTTGCGCGGTGGCGGGTTTCGAGTCAGAGACGATTTTTTCAGCGTCCGATTTCGCGGCTTGCAGATAGCCATCCAGCACGGCGATTTCCGCACCGTCCGACGCCTTCAGGCCAAGCTTCTTGACTGCATATTTCGCAACCGATTCTGCCGACAGCATGGCAGCGCTATCAAATGCGCCAATGTGCGGCGTCACGCGCGCGACCATGGAATCACGAGCTGCGATGTGCTTCATGACAGTAGCAGCATCGAGTGCAGGCACGTCAGGCTTGCCATCTTTTGCAACTTTTCCCTTCGCGCCAGACAGCTTGTCCATGGCGGATTTCAGCTTCGCCATGCTGTCTGCAGTTGGCGCAGCCTCGACTTCCTTCGCGGCTTCCTGCACTTCTTCAAGTGCGGCCTGCACTTCTTCGATGGCACCTTGAGCTGCTTCGACCGCGACGCTTGCCTGTTCGGCTTGCTCGACGGTTTCCGATGCGGCGTCCTTTTCTTCGGGCGTCACAGTGTCCGGCACTGGGTCTGCATCTTCGTTGGCCGGTTTGTCGGCATCTGCATCATCCGAGCCAGCGGGATTTTTGGCTTCCCACAGTTGCTCGAACAACGCCCGCAATTGCTCCAATTGTTCGGGGGTGAATTCCATATTGATGTACTCCGCTGAATCGATGGTTATGATTGAATGGTCTTGTACTGCCACATCTGGCCCCGTCCGACCTTCTTTGACGAGCGCAAGATGGTTGCCCCTGATGTTCCGCTGGATCGCGTCGTATTTGTGACCGTCAAACACGCCCGGCGTGAAGTCATACTCACACCGGTAACTCGGGGACAATTCTATTTTTCCGCTATCAATCTGCCTCTTCAGATACTCGGAGTAGACGCGGATGGAGTTCTTCAGGTAGGGGGCCTCAAACCGCGCATTCTCGCCAGTTGTGCCCTGCACGCCCTTTTCCTCCGCTGGCGTTCCGTCTTTGCCGAGGAACTCGTGTTCATCGATGAACGGCAGCAGATTGAATGATTCGATTGTTTCGGGATTCGACAGCTCTTCTTCTGGACGGTAGACCTGATAAATCCGGTTCGGGTCAGGCGCGCCAATCTCGCGGCCAAGGTAGGGGAACACGCCAATTTTGCTGATCGGGTTGTCCCGCACCAGAAGAAAGCCGTTCCCATCTGTTTTACGTTTGCTCATCGAGGTATTGAGTAAAGTCAATGACCGGCCTCGCGCGGCACCGGCAATTTATCAATTCGCCCGGCATGCCACGCTGGCCGGTACGCTCATCGATGATCGGCGGGTTGTCTATATCGAAAACCTGCCCGTCATATTCGGCATGAAGCTCTCGCGGTTCCGCGCCGCCGCCACTGTGAATCCACTCGAATTGACGAACGCCCGCCGATTTCATGCGCTCTTCATTCATGGCGGAGGTGATCTTGCGCGTCTGGTCTACTGCGATCAGGTTGGCGCGGCTGCCGCCCAGCTTCGAGATTTCATCGAATATCTGCGATGAACCCTGCCCGCCTGATTGAATCGAGCGCATCACGATGCCCTGTATGCGCTCGTGATACTTCGCCGGGATGCTTTTTATCAGCGCGACATTCTCTGCGGTCGATGCCAAAACCTTGTCATACAAAGCGGCTGGCATCTTCGGCGTCTTCAGTGTCAGGCCGCCAGACATTTCCTTGAGCGAGGCATTCAGGTTCGCTTTGGAATAGCGGTCAACCTGGCCGATCATCCGGTCAACCATCGGTCCGCATTTTTGCGCAAAGATGGATGCCCATTTTTTGCCGAGTGCCGCAAATAGCCGACGCGCCTGTGTGGTTGCGCTCTCGTCCATCGAGATATCTGGATTTCGACGGTACAGCTTGCGCAGTTCCTTCTCATATTCAGCGTGCATGGTCTCGATCATCGATTCCATGCCAGCCCGATACCTACTCTCCGCCGATACCGGGTAGGCCAGCGGCGAGCCCTTGAACTGCTGCGTTTTCCGCTCCTGCCCCCACTGCTGGCGACGCTTCGTTACCATCTTTTTCACCATCGATGAACTCCGCTTTCTCGATGTTGTGATAGTCGCCCTCGCGGTCTTCTCGCAAGCGCGAGCGAATATCCTGCGCATCCACAGCGCCGATGTTGAACAGAACCGCATCGCGGTCTGCCTTGACCTTTTCGATATTCGCCCACTCTGCGGCGGTCGGACTATCAAGCGGCAACCATTGAATGCTAACCGCTTCCTTGAGTTCGATTCCCTTGCTTTTCGCCACAAGCTCATAGTGACGGGTCAATAGGGGCGTCATATCGTTCGTCTGGATGCTTTCCAAGTCTTCACGATAGACGGCCTGCTCATATTCGCCCGTGGCATTGAATCCTCGCGGTTGCGTGCCAAGCAGCTTTGTTGCAGGCACATTCGCCACCGACGCCGCCAACTGGAACTGCGTCATGATTACCGTATCCGCATCGCCAAGTGCTGTATCGAACTGCTGGATGGTTTCTTCAATTCCGCCGACGTGAACGCTGTTCCACGATCAGATACCAGCGTTACTGGATTGGACATGTTATTAAAAAGAGTTGTCAAATGTTTAATGACTTCTTTTGATGTAGTCGATTTGACTGGGAACAACCACGAAAAACGAGTAAATGCATCAACAATTATCAGTATATGCTTGAAACCTTCCGAAGCTTCTTTAAAGGGTCCGAAGTGATCAATATGCATGATCTCAAATGGAACGGATGGAAGATTCGTGAATTGCATTTCACCTTCCCGTGTATTTATCGCCGCATTCGCAACTAGACACGTGACACAATTGTCGATATAATTTTGAACTTTTCTGCGCATAGACGGAAACCAGTAATTCGAAGCAATTCCTTGTATTGTCTTTTCGACGCCACAATGTGCCATGTCATCATGGTAAATTCTGATAATGTGAAATATCATAGTCTCTGGGACTAAAAAACGAAATTTATCTGGGCCTTTCCGATAGACTAAATCGTCACAAAGTGTGAAGTTATCGTGATCTGACTGCTCAAGCTCTCGAGCTATTTTTTGAATTTGTAAATCTTGAAGCTGACGATATTAAAGTTCTTTTTCTAAAGGAAGAATTTCCGTGTATGCGACAACACGACTCAATGCATCTACATGGACCATTTTGCCGCTTTCGCGATGAATGATGTGAAAAGTATAATTCTGAAGTTTAAGTATCCACCGGGCAATACGTGGATTTATGTTTGCCTTGTTAATCGCGTGAACTAACGCGTAGCAATCGGTGATTATTGTAAAATTTAAACCATAAAGGTAAATGTGAAAACGTTCTATGGTGCGTAAAATGGCTAACATTTCCAGCTCGAAGCTATGATACTTCGATTCTGCGTTATTTGTAGCTTGGCTAAAGAAAGCTATTGGTGCCCATTGACCGGATTTTTGTTTCTGCAGTAAAATGCCTGCGATAGCTACTGCACTCGCATCCGTGTGAATTTCCGTCGGTAACGTCGGATCATAAATTCGAAGAACCGGATATGAAATTAACGCCTGTTTAAGAGCTTCAAAAGCTATTTCACAATCACGATCAAA